ACCGTGTTGTTATCATAGAACACCGTCACATAATAGGTTGCAGGACCAACCGCCGCATATGTCCCGGTGAACGGCACAAGCTGATATTGCGTCGTACCGGACATAGCCGTCGATGCGGACGTTGCCACGATAGCGCCAGCGCTGTTGGCAAGGCCTACCTTCATGTTCCCGGAAATGGTCGCACTGTTGAAGACCGCAACACCCGTCACAGTGACATTGGCAGGAACCATTACCTCGGCAATGTAGACTTCCGTGTTGACCGGCGTTTGCGCCGTATAAGCCACCATCGACGGATTGCCGCCGCACGTCGATATGTTCCGCGGCGAAAGCGTAAAGCCGCCGGCTGGCGATTGACCTAGCAGCGACGCCGCAGCCTTCCACAGCGTAAATGTCGTGAAGTTCGAGGCGCCATTCTGACCGCGATAAAGCGGAACCAAGTCAGAGCCCGCAGGACTGACGATGTTATTGTTGACGTTCTGCGTAACAAGACTGCCAAGATCGGTCGTAACCGATTGACCCATCAGAACAAAGCCGGCAAACGCGGCGCAAGCAGCTATCGATAAGCTACGTTTCATTGGTTATCTCCGGCTTAGAATGAAGCCCGGGGCCAAAGGCCCCAGGCTGTTCTTGTGCGCTCAGCACGCGCCGGCGGTAGCGCCGACCGCAACCGGAGCGCAGGTGCCGTCATTCGGAGCAATATATTCAATGACGAATATAGCTTGCCCCGTGGTGCCGTTCGAAGCGTTGGCGCCTGATGTGTAGACTACATACACATCAAAACCACCCATGGCTCCAGTCTGGGCAGTGCTGTTGCCAGTCACAGCCAGACCAATCCCGGCGAACGTGCCAGCGCCACAGGAAGTGCCGCAGTAGACATATGGAGCAGTTCCTGTCGTGGCCCCAGTAAACACATTGACTGCACCCAGAATGGTCGCCCCGGTTGCGGTCGTGCTGAGGCCAAGCGTGGCCGATGTCGTCGGATTGAAGACCGTGATCAAGTCCATGATTACAGTCTTCAAGAACGCATTATACGGAACCGCTCCTACCTTGATCGAGCAAACCGCAGCAGCAGCCGGCATGGGGCATGAGTTGTAGTTGAACGTGAACCTCAAATAGTGCGTCTGCTGCGTGTTGAATTGCCTCGGAGGGAAGCTCCGCGGAGCGATGACCTGTGCAAACGTCGGAATGATGAACGCCGTCGATGCAGCAGCAAGTGTGAACAGAAAGAGCCCTACGGCTCCTACTAGATTACGAAAGATAGTGCGCATGGTGTTGACCTTTCGATGGATGGGGTTGACAAATAAGCCAGTAGAGGTGCTTAAGTGTCTGCGGCGGAAGCGAAAAATCCTGTAAACTTGCCCCAATCCTTATAGTTGCCCGCGGGATTGAGCTTGGCGATCGTCTTGAGGCCGTACGCCATCATCACACCAACGCCCCGGAAGAACTGATAGTCGTCTTCCTTCAGGAATGTCGGCTGCGGCATGCGTCCCCAGCACCATGCCATGGCGGACTGGCCGCACATAAACACCGGGGCCACTTGGATCGATGATCCGCCGGCCGTCACGTAGAAGGTCGGCAAGCGAACATCCATCTCGGGGATTTCCCGGATGATGATGCCGTTGTAGAGCAGATCGCCATCCTGGAACAACGGGTTCTTATCGAGCCCATCGCCCTCACGGGGACGAGCCTGCGTATTGGCGTTGATGATAGTGGTGTCAGACTGTAGGTCGCGAAAGCAGTTAGGCCCCGCAAACACCACGAAGTACTCCCGTCCGTTCTTCAGTTTGTACGGACGGATGCGTGGATTGGCCTTCTTGGCCTGCCGCTTCATCTTGAGCAAAGCCGCGGCCGAAAGCGTCATGCCAGACGTGATATTGCCCATAGCGGTGGCAAACACCGTCGAGATGTTGCCGGTCGATCCGCCAATGAGAACACGATCCGCATTATCCACAATCCAGGTGTTGCGCTGCGCAGCCGTGGCAGCATCGAACAGAACGCCATTGACACGCTGTCCGAAATTGCTTCCAAGCCCGACCGGAGCGGTGCTGGCCACCGGAACCGCATAAAACGCGTCGATAATCTCGTCGCGCTGAAGCTCCTTGCCCCAATCTTCCAAGAGCGGCCTCGCCTGGCCGAACAGGTCAATCGAGCTCTTCTGCTCTTCTGACTTCGGAATTTTGACGGCGTTACGCGCCCAGTCGATCCAGGCCCGGTCGCCGTAGTTGTCGATCGCCTCCTCGTTGCCGACCAGAGTCCCGGTCGAGATCGCCTGTGCCTTGAGGCGAGCAATGAGCGGGATGTTGATCTGTTCGCCGCCATTCTTCAGGTCGTTAATAACCCGAATAATGGCAGTCATTTCAGTCCCGATGTAGGGACTGAAGAGGTTCTGACGAATGTATTCCCGTGTCACTTCCTTTCGGAAGACGATGAGTTTGTTGTTTACTGCAACAGTGGTCAAAGCCATGTCCCAACTCCTTTGGGGTCATGGCTGATCGCAATCTTTATCGGCAGTCGGAAAGCATCAGCCTTCTAGCGACGTGTCCCGTAGTCGAAGATGCTCCGCTCGGAACCGTCTTGCATTTCTGGGTCTGCGTTGCGCTGGACATTCGAGCCCGTGGCGCTGTTAAGGGATGGTAGACGCTGTGCTGGCCTGATTTCATGGCGTGGTTGCATTCGCCCGTTGCCGTTCTGCGGAGCGCGCGATTGCTGCCGCTGCTGGACACGTGGAGCGAGCTGTTCAAACACCTGAGCGCGATACTCTTCACCACCGTTGCGATCCCACCAATCGAACATCGCTTTGGATGGGTCGGGCGCGGTGTAGATGCCCTGCACCAACGACTGGTTCCTCGGGTCGCGAGGATCAAGCCTCGTCAGAGCATTGTACGCAGCCTGGAACTCGAAGGCGCGTTCGCCTTGGGCCGCCGCGGACAGGTTCTGATCCACTCGCTGCATTTCCCGTTGCTGCTGCACTTGCTGGAACGCAGCAAAACGCTCCTCGATCCTAGATGACGCCCTGCGCTCGGCCTGCTCGAGAACCCATTGCTCGTACTTATCGGGTTCCGCGAACATGTCGGGCTTGGGCGGTGGCGGCGCCTCCGCTTGACGCGGCGGTGGTGCATTGACACGAGCAGAGAGTTCAGCGACCCGACCGTTGTATTCGGCAATCTGGCGTTCCAACGCTTGCACGCGCTGTTCGGCCTCGGTCGCCCGTTGACGTTCTTGTCGCAGTCTGGACGGAGGAACTGCCGGCTCGCGGTCTCGGGACTGGCCACGCTGATCGCGCGGTTGCTCCTCGCCCTCTTCGCCCTCATCCTCGCCCGCGGCCTCTTCGGTTCCGGCTTCTTCGCCTTCCTCGTCTTCGGCCGCCTCTTTGTCCTCGCCCTCGGCTTCCTCTTCAGCCTCGTCGTCGCCCTCCGCTTCGACTTCGCCTTCAAGGCCATCGCCCATATCCTCGAGCGATGTGTCGCCGTCATTGTCCAACTCATCGTCGCCCATCGCGTCGTTGAAGATTTCATCCTCAGTCGCCGCGACGGCCGCGTTGAGCGTGGACTGGTATTCGCGCTCCGATGCTTCCGCCTTATCAGCGGATGCTTGCTTTGTTGCCATGTAACCCAACCTCTCACTGCTCCCGGTATCGTCGGGACTACGACTGCCCCGTATCGTGAGGCGAACGACGCCCGTTAATGCCGGCGGCGCATTGCTCGATATCGCTCGGAGCCAGCGGGCGAGATGTAGGGAGGTCTCGCAACCTCACGCCGCTTTCGTGCGGCGCCAACGAATCATTCCTGACGACGCAATGAGGATGGCAAATTTGCCTCTTCCTCGGGCCCCAATTTCCTATTCTCGTCCAAATAGGCCATCTCGATATAGTTCTCACGGGTTACCGGGATGCCGTAGCGCTTCATCAGAGCCAGCACCGGGTCGGAACCATGACGGGTTGCGGATGCCCCCTGCGAGGTCGTGGATGGCTTCCCGGGTGTCATTGAGGTTCGCCCTTCCGTCGCGATATTGCCTCCAGATGGCATCTATCTTAGCATTGTTGGCTGCACTCTTAAAGGTGTCAGGAAACATCCCACGGATGGCTTCCCATGTGATCGACTGCATCTGTCTCGGCAGCAGCCCACGTTCTGCCGCGGCCCTGCGGTAGGCCTCGGCATAGAGCGGATAAGTACCTTGGATGCCGGTATTAGCCGAGCCGCCCGCGGATGGAAGTCCGGCGCCGGGATAATTCGCAAAATTATGAGCAACCTCAAGCGAATCTCCTGATAACGGGCGTAGTAATCCCGCCGCGACGGCATGAGTGTCGATGGTTACATCACCGCGGGGCGAATTCGGATCGAGTAGATTGTTGTAAAAATTACGCACTTTGTGCTTCTCGCCCATCAACTTGCTAACCCCCTCGGGGTCGTTCTGGATGGACCGGATAGCCTTGCTTATTTCAGTCAGCGACCCCCACCCTGCCTTGGACTCGCTGCCTGGCAGCCCTGCCTTTACCTGTTTGCCGGTTGGTTGATTGGTCATCATCTCGCCGAACCCGCCCTCAGGCGTTACCAATGGGTAGGACGGCGAATTGTGTGCCTGATCGTGCAGGCGCACCCATAAAGCCTTCAGACCAGCCTTTTCTGCGCCAGTTGCATCCATCTTGTCGATGTCGCCGAGGCTACGTCCCTTGATGTCGTTGAACATTCCTTGGTATTTTGGCTTGTTCAAAGACGGGAGAGAACGGAACGTTTTAACCATCTCAGGCGTCATCGTAGCTCCTTGGTACCAATTCTCGCCGCTGCCCTTGAGAGTATGCAAGACACGATTGGCGAGCGAGACATTTTGATACCAGTCCTTCTGCGGCGACAATGCCGCAAGCGCGCCGGCCGCAGCTGAGTCGCTGACGTCATATTTCTTGGCCCAGTCTTTTACGATCTTATTGCCTCCCTCGTACCAGAGTTGGCTGCGCGCCGCTACCTCAGACGGCACCTGATCATGAAGCCACAGCAGGTTGTCCTTGACATGATCGATGAACGCCTCCGATACAGTATCCGCGTCCTTCTTGATGATCTTCTTGGGCAAATTTGGGTAGTTCCGAACCAGATCGACGTTCTTGTCGTGAAGTTCCGGCGTCGCCCGCAATGAGTCCATGTCGACAATGCGTGGCGCTCCAGGCTCGCCGACGGCGATCTCGTTCTTTCCGGTCGGCAATCGGGTGTCGATCCAGTCTGGATGCGCCTCAGCCGCCGCTTCAGCCTTACGCGACGCAGGACGTGCCATCGCCCTCCCGCCGGCCATCCCCAGAGCTCCGCGCTCCGCCGCTAGCATGCCGCCGCCGGGCACCAGCGCAGCCATGTCACCCAGACGCCCCATGCCCTCAGGGCTATTGGGGTCGACATCGCCCTTGTATACATCTCGTGGTAGTGTCAGACCGCTGCGGATGGTATCCGCTATCCGGCCAGGCCATGTCGCAATGCGGTTGAGAACCGGAGCAAAACGGGATTGCCGCTCCGGCTGGTGCGTCATCGACGCCGCCAGTTCAGCGTCCGGCGATGCGGCGGACTGTTGCTGTGCAAGGCCCAGCCAATTGTTGATAGGCCTCGCAAAATTGGGCGTCGGAAAGTCAAACCGATCATCGGGCACGTCATGTCACCTACCAATGATAGGCCGTGATCCGGTGCGGAGCCGTCGCCGCAATCCAACTGACCGACGTCGTCAACGGGCCAGGGCAAGCGATGGCCTGACCGGCCGGTATCGGAATGGATGTACCACCAGACGCAGCAACAGCCGCCACGCCCGTGAAGTCCACCCATATCTCCTCCGAAGCACCGATGTTCTGATCGGCCGCAGTTGATGGGTTGATGATGGCGCATGACCGCGTGACCTCGCCGCGGGCAAATAACGGCTGAGCTGTCGCGTTTACCCCCAAGATCGCCGGCGTGCCCGACACCCCAGACGGGACCGGAGTGACGGGAACCTGCGCCAGAGCCGCGGCAACCCATGCCAGAAGAACAAAGGCAACCGCTATCCCGGATCGTCTCATCATCATATTCTGGCCTCCGATTGCTTCGGCTTGCTCTTGATCGCCTGCCGCCGTGCGGCGTGCTCGGCCTGCCGCGTTTCATGCTGCGCCGCTAATTCACGCATCTTGTAGGCGTGATCAGCCGCGGCCTGCGCCATTTCCATCCTGATCTGCTCGCGCTCGGCCTGCGCCTTCTCGCGCTGTAGCTGGGCGTCCTGCTGCCGGGCAAGCGCGTCCTGCTGCGCATTGGTGATCTCGGCCTGGGCCGCCATGTGGGCAACCGCAGTTTCGGCTTGGCTCTTCTGTTGGGCCGCCTGGGCGTCAATCTGCGCCTTCTGGATGTCGATTTGGCCCTTCTGCTGGGCCGTCTGCGCCTGCACCATAGCAGCCTGCATCTTCGGATCGGGCTTCTGCTGCTGCGAAGCCGCCGCCAACTTCTGCTCGATATTCTTCTTGAATGTGCTCGGCAACGGCATGAATTCCAGCTTGATCTGCCACGGAATGGTCGGATCGTCCTTGATCGAATTGTACGTGTCCTGCATTAAGTTTTCAACGTCCGGTCCCTCGTCCATCGTAATCTCGACGTTGAGATTGCCGATGAAATTGATAAGGGTCGGCTGTCCCCACTCATCAAGAATGGGCTGTCCCCATTCATCCCGGTCAATGCCATTGATCTGTAGAAATTGCGCAAAGTTCTGGTTGTCGCTAATTCTGAGATATCGTTCCTTAGTCCATGTCCGCTGCGTAATGTTCCAGATCGCCTTGTAAACCCTAATCTTCCAGGCCCGATAGTTGCGCAGAAACGTCCCCAGCTCGGCAATGCCGGCCTTCTGCAGCAGATTGATCGCCACCCCCGAGTGCGTATCGACCTCCTGGCCCATCAATGCCGGATTGATGTTCACGAAGCTGTCGATCTCCTGCCGGGCGTCCTGCATCAGCGCAAGCTGCTGCGCCAGATCAGCCGCAGTGTCGTCAGGCTTCGGAGGATCAAACCCCATATTGAACTCGACATAGCCGTCAGGCCGCGCGTACTCCCGGCGCGCCGTCTCGACGCTGTCGACCGCGCCCTTCTGCGCAATCAACCGCGTCACGTTCGACATGAACAACGCCTTCGAACGTCGCTGGTTGAGCTCGTCCTGCGGGCCCTTCAAATTACGTACAAACCCGTATCTATCGCCGTCATGGTCGACCGCGGCCGAGAACATGATGAACCGCGACATCGGCTTGTTGCGTTCGTCCAGGAACGGCGACACGCCCTGCGCCAGCAGGATCATTGAGCAATAGAACGCCCAGTACCACTTGCCCTTATGCCGATACCAATGTTCGACGAGCCGCAGCCGCTTTTCATTGACGTATATCCACTTGAACTCGATATCCGCATGCGTCGTCAGGTCAAAGCCCGTCTCAACCATGAGCGTGCGGAGCTCTTCCTCACGATCCGGGAAAAGCTCAATCGCGGCCTCAACATCAAGCCACTTCGCCAGCCCATGATAACGGCAATCCGAAAAATCCGGCTTACGGGAACGAGGATCGTAAAACCAGTCATCCCCGTAGACGAAATCCATGCCCACGTCCGGGTCTTCATGGTCGCCCTCAATCAGCTTCAGCTCGACGCCGCCGATGCCCTCAATCCCCGCTTGGCCGGCGCAGTACGGATCGAGGAACTGCCACTCATTGCCCTCAAGAACCGAGCGCACCGCCTGCGTCGCAATCTCGGCCCCGTCCGCATTCCTCGGATTCTTCGGATACGCCTTCGGGTCCTGCCGAAGCCGCTGCACCATACCAACGATGCTGTCGATCTTGCGATTGATCCGGTTGAACGTGATAATAGGCTGGCGGCGCTTGCGGAGGATTTCTATTTCCTCGGGTGACCATTGAGCTCCGTGATAGAGGTGACGTGAATTTTTTTGTTCTTCGTACTCAGGAGTCTTCGCGGTTAAGTAGTCGAGATATTGCTGACGCAACCTAGAGACGGGCCAGAAGCCCTCTTCTGAACTGCTGAAGTCGTAATCGTCGTAGGACTCAGTCGTCCATGTCCTTCCTAATGTGCCGTCCGCTGAACTGACCTGGGGCATCTATCGCCTCACACAATAAGGCTGCGACTTCATCGTGCCCCTTGGCGCCTTTGGCGCAATTACACGATGGACACAATAATTGGATATTAGATGGCCAATTCGAACCACCCCGAGCCAATGCAACAATATGGTCTGCGTGATATTTTGCACCCAATTCCTTACGGCAATAAATACAGCAGCCATGTTGGCGCTGAAATATCTCTTGAAGATCAGATGCAGTGTATCGTCCTTCAGCATTTCTGACCCTTGCTCGACGCCGAGCCCTGCTTGCGCGTAAGAAATCTGGATTGTTGATCCGCCATTTCTCAAGCGATTCTAAATGTAAATCGGGATTGGCGTCTTTCCATTTCTCTCTGGATTCCCGCAATTTCTCTTTATTGAGTTCAGACCATTTTTTACGCGTCTCTTGGTGGCGTTCTTTGTTTCTCTCAATCCATTCCTTAGTCCATTTTAGCTTTTTCTCAGGATGCTTCTCTCGAAAGCGTCGATCAGCCTCTCGTGCCTTCTCTGGATTGTCCCGTCGCCACTCTCGCTTCTTCGATCTTGCCTTCTCAGGATCTGCCTCATGTCGCCGTTGGGCACCTGCATTGACTTTGTCTCGGTTTTCCAAATGCCATCGATTGACATTCTCTCGCTGGCAAACAATGCATGGACCACAAACCCAGCGCTCTGCTATGTGCCCTCTTTTGCACGGCTTCCCTGTGAAGTACCGCTTGAGCCCGAGCCGCTTGGCTTGTGCCCGTGTGACAATATGTCTATCTTCCGCCTCAGTCATGTCGGGTGCTCGTTCCACTCGATGTGGTCAGGGGCGATGGGGGCGCCGCATGCAACCCCGTCGCCCCGTTGTTTTATCCTGCTTCGCCCTGCCGGGCAATTGGCGTTTTTACGAGACGGCCATCCTTATCTCTGACCCATCCGTCAAGCTCCAATGCCATTCTTACACAATGGTCTCCTTTGCAAAGGTTGACCATGGTGCATCTTCCATACGGACATTTTATCATGCATTGATCCTCAGATACGCAGGCGTCCCCACGATCTCCTGGCGGCGCTCGCGCCATATCTCAAGCACTGGGCGCAAGTCCTCTGGCCTGTCGTAGCCTTCCGCGATCATCTTCAGCACAATCACGGCGCCGTACTCGTGGACGAGGGCGCGGAAGCCGGGCCGCAAATCGTCGAGCGGCTGCATGACCTTGATGGAATCGACGTTCATTTTCGACGCTCGTGAAGAATGACTGTTTTAAGCATCGCCAACGCCTCGGAAGTCACTTCATCACGAAAGCTTGGCAAATAAATCCACGCCTTATCTAGAGCGCTTCTCGCGTAATCGGCAATGCGGCGCGCCATGCCGGCAAGATCGTCATCATTCAAAGTCAGATCACGTTCGCTCATTGCCGCCCCGATGCCACTTCGACAAAGAAAGCCTGCACCTCGTGCATCATCGCATCAATGCGGTTGATGTCTTCCGGCGTCGCCGTGTCGGGATGATCCTCGTCCAATACATCCGAGTAGACAAGGCTATCGAGCGACGTCTTGGCGCCGGCGTAGAAGAACCGCTTGAACGTCTTCACAAGATCAGGATGCGTCTCTGGCGGGACGTTCTGCTCGAGCAAATTGCGCCATGCGGCGTCGATCACATTAGATACCGTGATAGTCTTGGCTTTGTGCGCTGTCATTATGCATTCCCCGTCGTCTGGATGAACCCGAACCGCAGCCCGGTGCGCAGTATGATCGACCTGAACGACACCTCGTGCATCTCGCCAAGCTGGAACGCAAGTGTGCAGCCCGACGTAGTGCGCATGAAATGGCGACCAACAGGGCTCCATAATCCCAACAGTTTCACTGCGTTTATTGTTTCGCGTTCTCTGTGGTTCATGGATACGCCAACACGGCAGCCAAGCCGCCGGCCTTGTGCTCTCCCTTTCCGCCCAGCGCCTTCACGGCGCTCGCCAGCCGCCCCTGCGGGATGGAGATATCCTCAAGCGATCCAGTGTGCTCGCCCTTCTTGTTGAACTCCGCCATCTTGCATGAGCCATCGGAAGCATTCTCCGTCCCAGCCCATGCCTTCATCAGACGCTCGCCGCGGTGGTGAGTCACGACGGCGATCTTGCCGGGATATTTCTCTAGCACATGCAGCAATTCGGAGAAAAACCGCAGGCGAAATGTGTTGAAACTCTCACCCTCGGGCAATGCCTTGTCGGGCTTATGCTCCGCATATTCGCACAGCACAGGGATAGCCTTCGAGGTCACCACACCGGACCAAGTGCCTACATTCCACGGACGAAATCCCTTCGTCACAAGAGCCACCTTCATCCCGAGCTCCTTGGCGATGATCTCAGCCGTGTCATGCGCCCGCTTGAGATCCGAGGTCACAATCACGTCGGGCTTGCGATGCGCCATCTTCTCGGCGATGCGGTACGCTTCCTTGCGGCCGTCATCAGACAGCGGAACGTCCTTCCAGCCGCGGATGCGGTCAACTGACACGTCATCGTTGTTGAGGCTGGTCGCCCCGTGGCGGATGAGTTGGATCGTCCGAGTGTTGTAGGGCATATCAACCCACATAGTCCTTCGCGATCCGATCAACCTTCGGACGAGGCTTCGTCAGCGGCTTGTCGTCACGGTCAGCTTTCCCAGCTTTCCCGACCAGTCCCTCATAGTCGTCCATATCGAGGATTTCGCTCGCCCGCATCGCGCGCTCGGCGACGTCGTGCAGAGGCAAGTCTGACTTCGCGTCCTCGCGAGCATATTCCAGCAGGCGAATGAACAGCGGCACAGTCATGCGGATGCAGTTCTTCATGCCGATTTTCTCCAATCCTTGACAGTAGTCACGAAAGAAGAAAACACTCTCATCTTAACTCCTGAAGAAGAAACAAAATAAACAACCGATTCACCACTGTCGGGAATGCAGTAAATCTCAAGATCAGCTAAATCATCAGAATGGCCATTATTTTTCATCCAATCAGAAACATCCCTTGCCAACTGCTCAGCATCCTCTGTCTCACATCCAGAGTGTAAGCCGCCCGGAGCCGCAATTACACTCAAACAGACAATCGCCGAACCCTTCTGCCAGTCCTTCACCAAGGCAAAGACCGCTTGCCGCAATTCATCATCGTAAATCGGACTGGTGGCAATGATGCCGCGCTCGCTCATGCCGCCTTCCTCGCCTTCTTCCTGGGCTTCTTGTTGTTGAACGCCTCACGGCACACACTCGAACAATACAGCGCATTGAGCGTGCGACGCGGATCGATGGAGTGGCCACAGTTCTTGCATTTGCGATCATTGGCCATGGATCACCGCCAACGGCATGTGAAGATCGCCGTAGCGACGATGCCCATCAGCCTCAGGCCGCCTCTTTCGGGTCCGTCGTCCATCGCGATTCCTGGCTCTGCCGCTCAGCCCACTCGTTTACCGCCATCACGATCTCGTCAGCGTCGCCATCGCCCAGACCGGAGTGCGTCAACACAATAGCACGCCGCAAGCCCGACTGATAGACGATGCCAACTTGCTCCCGGCCGTCCTCGTGCTGGATGCGGTAGAAGTTAACCGCGGCGCTCGGCGGCAGGCGTGCATTGATAGCGCGGGCGAGGCCGAGAAGGTTGGCGTCGGGAGGGAGCGTCTTGGGCTTCATCGCGAGAATTCACGTTTGATCGATTTCCATGCCTCAACATAGAAAGCGGGGCAGCACCAAAAGAACCATTTGCCAAGCCACTCGCCATGGCGGCGACCAATCGCTTCCCAATCGCGCTTTGGCATCAGAGCACCTTGAAGTTCGAAGACGGTATCTCTTCACCCGGAGGCCGATAGGCGTCCTTCACAGGCTCGGGCGCAAGCTTGGTCTTGAGCCATGGGCGGGACAAGCAGGCGTAGCGGGCATCATCTGCGCATTGGGCAGCGATCATCCCGTTAGCCATCTCAAAGTTGCCCGTGTCTGGAACCGTAAAACAGTAAACATCAGCGCGACTTGTTTCGTTCACGCCAGAACAGATCGGTCCTAGTGCGAGCGCTGTTGATGCCACTGCAGCGGTAGGAGCAACGCTTCTGTTTGCTATATTTATTGGTAACGAAGCTTTCTCCGCATTCAGCACAAATGCGCTTCTCATCATCCACTCCAGATGCTCTGCGCCATCGCGACTTGCAGGCATTCGAGCAAAATCTATTGCTGTCCCCTGGTCGTCCATTAAATGTTGCGTTGCAGGCTTCGCATATTTTTTGCTCTTTAACGTGGATAGCGGCGGCGCAATGCTTCTCATAATGCTCGCGATGCCAAGCAATTCCTTCCGGAGATCCGTGCCACTCACGAGCAGCCTCGCGAGCGCACTCGATATAGATACGCCCTCTAGCGCCAGTTTCGGCCCCATGCTCGCCGGATTGATGAGCGTTCGAAGACATGCAGTCAAGATTTGCAATTGCATTGTTGTGGCGGTTACGATCTTTGTGATGGACATGCCACCCCTTCGGGATTGCGCCATTGTTGGCAATCCAAACAAGGCGATGAAGGAGGCCGCCCGGTCCTCGATAGTAGCGGCCTCCACAGAAATAATATCTCTTGCCGTCAAATTCTTGGGCTGTGTTTGTGATAACGACAGGATCGCTGATCCCAGAAGATTGCTCGCCGCCATCCACCCCCTCGCCGTCAGAAATTGATGGTCTGATGTACATCGTATCTCTGCCCCATCGCTGAAATTCAGGCGCACCATCTCTTGATCGTGCTTAATGAGCCTGACTGATCGGAACCGGTGCCATTCGCCATCATGAGATCGCACAAGACCGGTTTTCCCCATCAGTTCAGCGAAAGAATACAGCCCTTCCGAAGTCCTGACAAGCGTATCGCTACTAAAGCAGTGATCCTCGGCCGACTTTTCAATATCTTCGGGCTGTGCCGGGTCATGCTGCAGTGCGGGAATGGTGCGGATCGAATTCAAGCACGTAGAAAACCAGAAGATCGTCGGATGCGGATCGTCCGCCGTTCCCGTCCCGATCATCCTCTGCCTCACAATGTCCCAGCCGCTCATCGGCCCGCTGCCATGCCCAGCGATCTTCGTCACCCTGGCATTATCCGCCTTGCGAAACGCCGGCAGCTTGGCCTTGACGAGCTTCGTATTAATCCGCTCCGCAATCGACGGTCCACCATCCTCCTTGAACGTGCTCGGGTCCAGGACCGCGTACGCAAGTCGTGGATCGTCCTTCTCGCGTTCGATAATCCGATCTGCTACCTGCTCTGCCGTCAGCTTTAGGCCCTTTCCTGGGCCGCTGGCGATGTAGTCCTCGCGGTAGCGGACGAGGGCACCGCGGGGGAGCAGTCGGGTTCCCAGTACGTTATGGCCGGGCGCCAATTTTTCATCGCCTCGTCGAATTCCTCCTCCGTCAGTGAGCACTTCATCAATGGCAATTCCACCGTCGCCGTCAAACAATTTGTAATCGTCCTGGACGACGGCCCACCAGCCAACGCTTCCGGGACTAGCCGAGCCCCAGTCAGCGCTGCGAAAGCGCACCCAATCCTTTGGAACAGCGAACGGCGCGATAACGTGCTTGCGGTGCTGCCAACAGTCAAAGAAGGCGCCCTCGACGACATCCCAGTCTCCCCATCGCATGGCGGCAACGAGCGTCGCCGAGCCAAGGCCTTCCAAACGCGCCTCATATTCTGGATCATCGTGAACCCCTATCTCGTTGTCCTCGAGCCGAGCCGGGATGAGCTGCCGCAGCATCCCGCCCTCGGACGCCGGCATCAACCTGATCTTCAGCGGCTGATCACCTTCAATAAACGTCCGCTTGACCCATAGGTGGCCGATGTTGCCAGGATTAGCCCCGCATAGAATCCGCGGGAACCGGCCCTCATACTGCTTCGGCAAAGTAATTCCGACCATGCGCACACGATTTCTCAAGAAACGGTACATAGATTCAGTCCAATGTGTAAGTTCATCGATTAATAAAACGTGCGCTTCTACTCCTTGGTATTTGTATATATCTGTCTCGTGCTCACAATGACACAGATAAACCTTGCTTCCATTCCAGAACCGTATTTCGTTCTCAACAATCCTGCATATTCCAGTAGATGTCCACGGCGCCAGCAGCGCCCTAAACCCCTTAGGACCTTCCATATGATTTTTAACGAGATCATCACGGATGCGGCGGAACAAATAAACCTGTAATCCAGCTATTTCACTGCACCACAGAATCGCAGCCACGCGCATAAGATGGCTCTTGCCACCAAAGGCTGCACCGCCGAATAATACCTCTGTAGCGGGAGTATCAAACGCCACCCACTGCTTCGGCTGTAGGTGCAGATCAAGCGCGATGTCGCCTGATAGCGGGATGCCAGAGTGCGCGTTCATGGCGCGTCATCCACAGCATCCATGCGCTGGGCTAATTTCTCACCATTTCCTTTTGGATGCTTTATGCGGTGCTCCCGCTGCCAACCAATTTCTCACCATTTCCTTTTGGATGCTTTTCAGGCGGTCAAATTCCTCCGTCGTCCAATCCGACCAAAAGGCTTTTTCCTCATCTGACATCGCGTTGCTCATGGCTCTGAGGACGAGCGCCGTCGCGCGGTCGACGTTGAACATGAGTTGTGTCAACGTCTTGGGTTGCTCGGCGCCGTTGGGAAGTGATGCGCTATTTTTCTGTCCAGCAGTAGCCCATTTCTTTACCACTGCTTTGCCATACATCGCTTCAGCCTTCGCCTTCCGCGGCCCGCGCTTCTGACCCTTAGGCCAGCCGCGGCGCTTCTTGGTCGGCTCGACAGCCACATCCGGCTCGTAGTCTTGGCTGAATTCGTTCATGTGATATCCGTTCCTCATGCCGTAGCGGCATCCACATCCCGGTCGCGATCAAGCCCAGTGCTCGACGCAGCTCGCCCGGAGATATTGCCGCGCTTACGCATCATATTAGCGCGTTTATTTGCGACCGCAATAGCCACCCCTTCATCTGCACCGCTTCTTAATATAGCATTGGCCTGTTCCGCAGCCTTCGCCGCGCCGGCTCCCGACAATTTCTTGTTGTGCTTGGCGGCAAAACTCTTCCCAGACCATGGCATTTGACCATCTCCACCTGCGCCGTTCGACTGCCGCAACGGCGATGCCGCAAAGCCTGACATCCGAGGGCGCTCCCGCTCGGCACGGCCGCGATAGACGACCGTGCGGTTGTTGGACGAAGGGGCGGTGTCAGCCATCAGGCCGCAGGCGCCGGCTCCACGCGGCCAGCCGTTACGATGCTGTCGAGTTCCTTGAGAATGTAAGGCGATACCGGCGCGCCGCTCTGAGCCTGCGATCGAACGTGCAGCAGCAGCGCCTCGAGCCGGTCCTGCGGGCTCAATTCCGGCTCGACGGGCGCGTCCGGCCTCGCGGGCGGCGGGCCGCCCATCGGTAGAACCGGCTCGTTCTTCGTACCCGCATACGTCGGATCGTTTGCCATGATATTGCTCCTTAATACTTTTCTCGTCGCGCGTGCCGCTATCTGCGACTGGGACACTTTACACGATCACCATGCAAACGACAATCATCAGCCATAACACCGTGGCCGTCATTGCCAGTCACTTGCGATGTCGCCTTATCCTATAAGGATCGTACTTTTCTCGACGCGCATGCCATAGCAGCAGGCCGACCCCGATCAGCGCAAGCGCGATTGAGATGGCCCAGGCCATTATAACACCTTGCTTCTAGGCCGGATCGCCTCCATCAACCACGCAACCGATGCCGATCTTCGTGATCTTTGCATTGTCGTGGCTGAATTGCATCTCAGCCATAGTCTTTCGTGCTTCGATCCAGCATTGTTCCATTGACGACATGGGCTGATGACGCTCGACATCGTGGCCGCCGACCACCATCGTAATGACAAGGGTGATTATGCCACCCATTATGGCAACTCGCCTCCGTGTTCATACCAGTCGGCCCAACCTGTGGTGTAGTGAGGGGCGTATACCTTCCTAGCAGCGTCAATGACTTTTTCACCCACCCACCTACGCATCGCCACGTAGAAAAGCGTTCCCGCATCATCCAATTGGATAAGCCCATCCAATCGTGGCGTCTCAGCCTCGATCTGCTTTTGCATGGCCTATCCATTAGCGCGCGAGGACGGACCACCGTACTTCGGCCCGCTGGATCGAAGACCAGCCGACGCGCCGCCGAGCCCTCGTCGCCCTACCGGCTTAGCGTTTTTTTTTACGGTGCCGCCCGCGGGGAACTTGGGCGTCTGCTCTTCGTTGATGGCGCCGGCGCCACGCTGACCGCTCTTGCCAACGCCGCCGCCCTTGCTGACGGCTCCGACCTTGCCGCGTTTCTGGTTCGTCGGGTGATTGATCTCCGTCGTCGGAACCTCGCCGCGGTCGCGGACGCCGCCCTCGTCCTTGCGGCCCTTGCCATCAAAGGACGCCATCTTCGAGGCCTGGGACGTCGTCTTGTTTAGGATCGCCGGCTTGGCCATGCGGCCCATCTGCTTGCGGCTGATCACCCCGCGGCGGTACATGCTTTCCATCGACTCAGACATTTGATGCTCCCGGTTGATGCCAGCTTGGCACGCTCTTGTTGATGTTCACCGTAATCCAAAAGCCGCGGTTGTCGAGCACCAGCAAGCGGCCGTCGTCAGTCCATCGTGGTAACATGCCAGACGACGGCGGCGTGCGACTCGTCCACTCGGTCATTGCAGCACCCTTCGACGCCTCCGAGCCATCGACTCAGAATTGTTTGCCTCTCGCTACGAAAAAATACGTGTACTCGCCATGCGGTGCATAGTCGAAGTCAAACCACGTATTCAACCTGTGGTTAACAATCTCGGTGAGAGGTATTTCTCTCCCGATGCGACACCGAGCCTTCCACTTACGCTTTGATATTTGTTTCCGCATTACGACCTCGCCTGCGACGAGCCAGCACCACGAGCCCGAGGCATCCGGCGACCAGCCCCGGCAAGCCGGCGCCGACCACTGGAACAGGTACGGGCTGGAACGGCAAGTCGATCTGCAGCACGGCAGGGCGCCAGCAGCATTATTCCTGCAACAAGACCCTTCATTGATTAATCTCCCTTTGTTGACTTCCACCAGTCGCATAGCCCTCGTCGGGCTATCACGCCACCAACCTCGGTGCACGCATTCGGTCCGACGAAATGCCGGCAATCGTTATGCGGCCAATTGCTTGTAGGCCCGCAATGCCGATCTGTCACGCCGCGCGTGGCGGAATAGTGTGAATCCTCCCTCGTCTTGAGGGGCAGGGCGTGGCGGGCCGAGACCTCGCCGCGGCGCATCAGGCGGTTGATGGTCATTTGGCCTCCCGCCGCGTTACCTTACCGTTACGAAGCCGCATCGGCTCTGGTGTGACATGTGTCACAGGCGAAGGTCGCACCCGCCGTAACTCTGCCTCAAGGTTGTCAATCACAGCAGACTGTGCCCTAACCTCGGCCTCTAGCTCCGCGATCCGATTGGCCTGATCAGCCAACAACTTTCTCCACGAAGCGGCCGTGTATTTGCGAATCGTCGCACTGACGAAGTCCGCCGCCTGCAACATCGCGGTACGCGACGCTGAATCCGACACGGACCCGGAACAGTCGCGCAACTCATATTCTGCGCGCTCGAGCGCTGCCAGCACATCAGGGTCGATGGTCATTTGATGCCAATCCTTTAGCTACGAGCGCACGATGTCAACAATGGGCTAGCAATCCCAGCATGACGCGCAACCGGAAAGAACCGGAATGATCCGCACAAAACCGCACACGATTCGCGTAGGATGAAGCGTAGGCAGGCAGGCACATGTTCCATAATCTGGGAAATCATCAGCCAATATCAACCACATAACAAAGTACTTGTGCCTACGGTTCATCCTATGTCACACGAGAAAACGACCCATGAGAGACAACCACGGACCATGAAGATTCTCACCGGCAGCGGACCCAAGCAAAGGCTGATCGAAACCAGCCACCGCTTTCCCATGCTCAACCACAAGCTGGCGGCAAAGAAGTCTCGCCTGCACCGCCTCGTGCGAACCGGCAAAGCCCCACCATTGACGAAAGAACAGGCGCGCGCACTCTGCGAACAGGCCGCCGCCGAACATCCGATTACCCGCATCGAGCGTAATGGGCCGCCGACCGTGACTGTCCAATTTCCGCACGCTTACATGGCGCTGACACAAGTAAGCGGCTATCGAGCTAAGCATCTGAAATTGTTGGTCTTTCCGTCTTGCCCCCCGTCATGGCATATGACGTGAGAGGCATCAGTCGCCATCGTTCTCGGCTTTGTCAGCAACTACGGCCTCAACTACAGCCTCGATCACCTTTTGGGCGGTTGTTTCGAGCCTCGCAGGCTCGGGTCGGCCTGAGAGGTTGATGACCGGGGTCAGCGTGATGCCGCCGTTGATTTCGGCCTTGACGTTTGTTGGGATGAGTTTCGACCACAGTCTATAGAATTCGCCAGGATTAGCGTTGCCCCATGCAAGTAATCGTGGCACTCCGCCCATTCCTTCGAAGGCTGCTTCTAGTGCTTCTTTTGCGGGGAGAGTAGTCTTATTCTTTGCGCCTTTGGGGCGGCCATGAATATTAGGCGTCCCACGAAAACCGGCTCTTTTTGGCTTTGGTTGATCCTGTAGGGACATAGTTAAGTCCTTATGTTTACTGGTTTTACTTATCCACTTTCGTGGGTGTCCCAATACCAGTTATCTTCTCACGCTGCGTTCATGGCGAGGCAACCTCTGCCAGAGCCATCCGCCTAGCCAACTCTGGCGCGCCATGCGTGATTTTCAGCTTACGGTAAATATTCTCACGCTGCGTATCGACTGTGCGATATGACAAACCTAGATGCCTGGCGGCCACCTTAGACGTGACGCACAACACGCCAATTTCAAACGCAACGGCCATTTCCGCTGGGCTCAACTGACCGAGCAGCCCGTAATGCTGAGGGCCTATCATCATGCATCCGCCTTTCCCTCCGATATTGGAACTTTGTCAGGACTTTGGTATCCTGGCAAAGGACCCGGGCCGTCTCGGAGAAGGCAGGCCCGGGCCAAGTCGCTGAGTACCGTCCGGGGCCGGGGGAGGATAGGCCGGGGACGGCCGTATGTTGGGTATCACACATTAGCTGTTATGTCTCGAAAAAGGGTAGTGACAGCGCGGTCACTCGGCCGCCACACTAGGGATTGAGAATAGGCCGCCTTGATCTTCCTCGGCGCGCATGTAGCGGCAAGCCTGCTTCCAGTATGCCTCTTTCAACTCGACACCAAAGAACTTGCGGCCGAGCGCCAGAGATCGAACTCCTTCCGAGCCTATCCCCATGAACGGCGAGAGCACCACATTGCCGGGGTTCGACCACATGATGACGGCCCTGTCGATCACATCTAATTGCAGCGGGCACAGATGGCGCTCGTCGCCAGCCGTCTTGGCAGCCTTGACGTTGAGCACATTGGATTGGTCAACCGACATCCACACAGGGGACGCCCATTCCTGCCATTGATCGAGCGGAAAATCCTGCGGCGTGTGCGCGATCAACTCAGCATTCTCGCCGGGCTTGATGAATGTCAGAAGATAGTCCGGCATCCCTCCGCGGGACTTGCTGCTATCCTTCTGCAATTGCTTGTAGAGCAGGCCGACGTGCTTCGTGCGCGTCATCTCGACAACGGGGCACTTCCAGATGGTCCGTCGCCCGTGCAAAATCCAGCCGGCATCCTCGTGTATGCGGATGATCTGCCCGGAGAAATCCTTGATGCCGACTGCCCCATCCCTCCATTTCGTCATCGGCAGATCGGAGCAATGCACGGCTGTCAGTCGCCCCGGCATAGTCACCCTGAACTTCTCTCGCACGAGGTAGGCATAATGCTGCGCAAATTCCTCGTCTGTGCTGTTTCCCATGTCAGCGGCAGACTCGGAATAGACGAACAGCGATCCGAACGGGGGGCTATAGCAAGAAAATCCCACACTTTCTGATGGAATTTGAGACAATACATCAACGCAATCTCCCCAAATCGCGCTCCACTTATCTCCATGTTCGGCACCAAGACATTTTATCTTTTGCACCATCTTTGCCCCCTGCGATGATAAGTGTTCATGTGTTCGGCCTGAGAAGCACAGACCACAATGTTCTCGGGACGATTGTCTATCTTAATCTCGTTGATGTGATGGACAACTTCTCCATCGAGTAAACTTCTACCTAATTTTTGTTCAGCCACCACTCTATGCTCATAAATATATCCTCTGCAATCACAATTAGGATAGTTAGGAGAAAACACATGCACATAGCCATTAGGATCAATGTATCGACCTCCATTATATGCGGGATTTCCTGCACCACGCTGAGCCGCGCCAGTACACTTCAAGCTACAAAACTTAGGAGGATATTTCTTCATGTTAGACGGGCTGCGGTATACTGAAACTACCTTCCCGCATTGTTCACATGGGAATGTCACCGTAGCCATTCGGGCACCTTCGCTTTTTGAGTTGGATTGTAGACTTCCTTGACAATTGCCGAGCGTCCAGTCGCGCGCAACATCGCGTGACGCATGGCGTCTTTCATGCGGGCATGGTCGCCAGCTTTCCGATCGATTACGCGGCCGATCTCCGTCTCTCCCTCGGCCACGATCAAATGCACCACGACCTTGCGCTTTTGTCCGAACCGCCAGCATCGCCGCACGGCCTGATACCATGTCTCGTAGCTGTAGCTGCGCCCCAGGAACGCCATGCGGGCGCAGTGCGACCAGTCAGATCCGAAGCCGATCATGCTGGGCTTTCCGATGAGGATATCGACCTTTCCAAGTGCGAAGGCGTTTAGCTTTTCTTCCTTTTCTTCGATCGATTGCGAGCCGCGGACCTCAATCGCATCAGGAAGCACTTTGCGAACCGCATCAGCTTCATAATCCGTGTCTGTCCAAATAATCCACGGCTGGCCCTTCTCGGCTCTCACGACGGCCGCGGCGGCTTCCGCGCGGGCCTCGCTGGTCTGCCGCTTGACCTCATGAAGCGTCGTCGCATTTATGCCGGCGCGCCGAACAGATCAGCCAGTTCCCGGTCGATACGGCTATCCTTGGCGCGGTGTCGGATTGTTTCGAACGGCGGCAGAATGAAACTCACGTCGTCCGCCTCGATGCCGGTCAAGTTGGAAGGCTTCTCTGCCATGCGCGCCCACGACGCCATCCATGTGTTGAGCCAAGATCAGCGACCACCATCCATCCGAGCCACAGATAATCTATGACGCGATGATGCTTTACATATCGGACATGCCATTCGCGCGGCGTCATATTAGTGGTCATGTCTCAAAAAAGACCCGGGCGGAGGGCGCGACCTCACCCGGGCAAGTTTCGAGGCGTCGCCGATCTCGGGGGTGATGAACCGTCCGAGACAATAGCGACAATCCAGCATGGGCGTCTGCGGGAGGGGCGTCAACATCGGAGCTTGTCAATCTCAAAACCGAATTCTCCTCAGATCGTCGGTTTCGTTTTGACGAGGGGGAACGAGCGCCGAGCGTCGCTGCTTGCCTCGTTGGTGAAGAGCCAAATCATAATCTTCGTCAACGTCTCGCCGTCACACGGCTTGTCATTCTCAATCCGGGAGAGTGTGGCGGCCGAAACGAACATCTGCTTGGCAAGCTCGCGCACACCCATTCGATTGGCGTCCCGATAATCTGCAAGAACCTTACCTAAACGCATGACCGGCCTCACGACCTTTTTCGGTCACCCGCCAAAAGCCCCCTTCGAACGTGACGAGACCTTGGCGCCTGCACTTCTGGCGGGCGCGGTCCTGCTCCCGGTCGACAAAGATGCCCAATTGTCGAGATGTCGCTATCCCGCCCCATTGAGCGAGAGTGCGCAGGAAATGGCACTGCGCTTCGTCCGCCATCACTTCGGCAGCCCTCTTTCGAGAACTCGTCGGATCACCTCGCCATGTGTAATCCTGTTGGCGAGCGCAAACTGTTCAATCCGGCCATAAACCGATAGGTCAAGAACCATGGTGAATCGGCGCGTTTCGCGGTCTGTCTTTGGCCGCCCGCGTGGGCGTTTCGCTATCTCAATCTTTTTTTGCTTCATACCAAAATTCCCGTTGACATCACTTTCTTATAAGATATTCTCTAAATTGTCAACAGCGGCTCGACGCCGCCCGATGGGAGAGATGAGATGACACAAGCCACTAAGCAGAACGCTACCCAGATGACCGCCTTCTGGAGGGCCTATTGGGCCGCGAAGGCCGCCAACAACCAAGCCGTGATGGACGCCGCTAAGCGGATGATGGATGCAGCCAAGAGGCATCATCCTGCAAGCGACGCCGATTGGGCGGTTGTTTCAGCGGCGATGCAACAGTGACGCGCGACGGTGCACCCTGCGGGGCACCGTCCAACCGATGGGAGACTGCCATGAAAACCCTTGAGGAACTTGAGCGCGTCAAGCAGGCCGGGCCTGATCTTCTGGAGGCATTGCAGATCATTGCGGATGGCCTGCGAGATACTGGTACATTCGCCGAGAGAACAACCACACTGACTAAAGCCCAGGCTCATGCAATCGCCTGTATGGCCATCGCAAAGGCGACCAAGCCATGACGCGCCACCTGACTTGGACCTGCCCTGATTGTGGCGAAACCAACGAATGCACGGATGCCGCATGCCAATGCCAATTGGACGCCGAGGACAGCACCAAGGCTATCCACTCCGAGTACATCGATGGCGACCTATCCTACCTCGAGGCCGTCAGCCGCTTGCAGGCCATTGGCGAGGACGAGGCCGAGCGCGTCGTCGACGAGTGGGCAGAGGGCCAGGAGGCATGCTGCGACCGTGATTAGACAGGGCCGTCCTAAGTTGGTGGCGCCGCCCCGGCGATGTGATAACCGCACATCGCGCAATAGTTCCACCATTCTTCTGTGTCCGCTTCGCACGACTTACATACGCTTTTAAGTTTTCGCTCCGGGCAACATGAGATTGCCTCGGGATGCTTGGCGCGAATCTCCGCAAGTGTTTCCGTCGATCCGCATCCGGTGCAGCGCATCATGAGAGATCATCTCTCCGAACGTTCGCAGTCGCCCAATTGAAGATCGCCGCAGCGTCCCCGCAACAGCCCGCCGCAAGCTCCATCATGTCGCCGTACGGAAGCACCGCCAGCAACTCCGCGATCTCCTGCATCCGCGTCGGCTCCCCCGCGCTCCACGCCGCCGCAGCCTGAGCGGCCGACACCGCACGCTCGAGCTTCGCCAAAGACACCGCCGGCTCGGGCCGCAACTCGACGTCGCACGGCCGCTCCGCCCTCAACGGCTTGCCGCCCTGCCCCGTCAGGAATGTCGGAACCCTCGGCTCGACACGAGGCTGCCGCTGATCCCGAATTCCGATGGGGCCGTAGTCGTCTGGACCGCTCATGCTATAACCCCGCGTTTTGACGCCTCGATTGCCTGCTCCGCCACCTCGATTCGCTGCGCCATCTGCTCGATCATGTCCGCAGCCTGTTGGAGCATTCGACGCTCGCCCGCGTACATGTGACCCAATTCATACGCTCGACTGCGCAGCCGTGCAATTAACTCTCGCTCCGGCCCGTCAATCGGCATCGCGCCCCTTGCCGCAAGATCAATCGCTCGAGCCTCCAACACCGCAGACAATTGCCTCCGCTCATCCTCGGTCAAATCAACACGCAACTTCTTCATCGCGTCCTCCCCTAAACAACTGACCATGAAAGCCTCCCGTGATTTACCGCGCGACGGTTTCGGCCAATGAGAGGATCGCCGCCGCGGCTTCAGATCGTCCAGCGACGCGCTAGGCGCCTTCGGCCCGAACCACGAAATACATCCGCCGAAATGCACGGCGCGTCAACCGGACATTTCCGCAATCAACTTTCTGCTAGTCTCATTATGCAACTATCACATGACAGCCATGCCGAATACCAATTTACATTTCGATCTCATTATGCGAAGATTGATCTTATCGACTACTTGGGGGACACCAACATGACACGGGAAGAATTCGACCAACATTTTGCGGCGACGCAGGACACTACTGAGGGCTTTACGGATGGCCAGTTGGACGCCTTGAATGACGACGTTTGGGAGGAAATCAGGATGCTTGAAATGGACGAGGAGGTAACCGCGGAGCACGCAAAAACTGTCATGAACCGCATCATGAACTCGTGGCCGCATGACGGTTCGGTGCGAACATGAAGCACCTGATCGATTTCGTCGTGGTCGCGGTTTGCTTGGCGGCCGTGGTCGCGTTCGCGGCGGCGGTGATGGGGGGCGGGTCATGAACGAAGCTCGCCAAGCACAAAAAATTGCGAATATGTGGCTTGACTTCAATATGGATCCACTCACGCAATTAGTCCCAGGAGACCCTGATTGTGATGCCTGCGTCCTGGCACGCCAATATCTTCGGTCAACCACCATGTGGCGGCCGATTGCAATTGAGCCGGCCCCCAAAGATAAGATTGTTTTGCTTTGGGCCGCAACCGACATTTCCGACGTGGGGGAAATCAAAAACTGGAAAATGGAAACTGGCTATTGGGCACAGTCGCACAACTCTTGGATTTGGGGAGGTACTCTAATCAGGAAAATATACATCCAGCCCACGCATTGGATGCCGTTGCCCGCGGCGCCTAGCGATATTGAGGTGATGGGGGGAAGGTTATGAACGACAATGCCCCGTGGCGCATCCCGGGCGAGCTGCGGCCGGCCGAGCAGCCGGAGGCGCTGTCCGTGGATGCGAAGCTGATCGCGGCGCAAGCCGCGCTCGCCATCGTGCGCGACGCGGTTGATCAGGAGCGCAGCAAGATCACCGGCAAGCGCTGGTCGCAGCGTGATCGGTTGGAATACATCGCAACAATCGCAGATAACGCACTCAGGAGGATCAAATGATTGAATTGCAATTGTGCATCGGCGGTCGGCCGGCCGATGTATTGGTGAAGGCTGATCCTGAGTGGCCCGGGATGTGGCGCGTTGTGCAAGGCGCGCGTGTGTCTGACATGGTCAACCTCTCCCGGGCGAAAGACGCCTCGATTGCATGGGCGCGGCCGCGCGGGCTCGGCGGCAAGGACAAGGCGTCGTGGAACCGTCGGGAATCGAGTTCTAAGCCGTCGCCGGTGCGAGATTCCGCAGGGGGTGGAGAATGACACCTATGACCCCTGCCGCGTTCTTGGAAGCCCTCGCGGCGCTGGGGTTGCCGGTTTCCGAGTCTGGCGGGCTGTTCGGGGTGTCGCGCGCAACTGTTTATAGATGGGCCGGTGGTTCCACACGCATACCGGAGTCCGTTCGCCGCCTTTTACAATACGAGGTTGAGGCGTGTTCGGTGGGCCGACACGGGGTTGCAAAGTGGCAGGGGTTCCGGAACGACCGGCCGATGGGGCCGCCGTGCGACACTCGGGCGGAGGCGTTCTGGCACGCGCTGGACTTGCCGCGATGACATGCCGGGCGTGCCGCCGCAACACGGGAGGGAGCAAATGGCCGAATTGCCAGTGATTAAATACCCGGGCAGCATCGGGATCGGGTTTGTGGTGCAAGGGCTTGAGCGCGGGATGTCGATGCTGCCCGACTTGTACGGGCGGTGCACTATCCCCGACGATATGGAGGTCGTCATTCGCCGCGACGGCGATTGCGTGGAGGTCGTCACGCGCCCGCGGGTGACGTCATGAACCCCGCGGCCCCGCTATTCGATCTCGCGGCCGGGCTCTGCGCCGCGACGCTCGCCTGCCAAGCGGTCGCCATCGCGTGGTGCCTAATCCTCGATTTTTGGGAGAGCCGTTATGGTTGATGCCGAGACGATCCAAATCCTGCTCGATTTGCTCAATCCGTTGCATGGCGAGATAGATCGGCAAACCTATGACACGAAGGTCCGCGACAATTTCGACGCGCCTGCCGATCGGGAATACAACATTGACATCACCGCACGGATGGAAAGGGATCTGACCCAAGCTGTGATGATTCTGGAAAATCGCCTGAAAGGCTAGCGCCATCGCGTGGTGCCTCGCGCTGGACTGGCTTGACGCGGCTTGCGACCGCATTCCGCCCGGGCGATTGAGGCGCTGAGTTATTCACAGGGTTATCCAACCCTACCCCCGGACCCCCACCCCGTCGCTTCGCTCCGAAAACAGGGGGCGTTCACGGCTACGGCGCTACGTAGGGCGCGCCGTGCCCGCCCCCTGGGATAGTTCTGAGGTTCCCCCCTAGTGTCGCCTTTGGAAGCTATCTTACCGGGTGACCCTTCTTTCAGAGGTCTATGGCGGATGCGTGAAGGGTTGTACCCGGAAAGATCAGACCTACCGGCAGAGCCGGTCGCGATCTTCCGGGCACGGTCATGGCGGACGGAGCCAGGGCCGCAGAGCCGGAGGCGCGGGCGACGGGTGCGCCCACGGCCGAAGGACTTTTTCGGGCCACCCGCCCGACGATCAGGGGCACCCTTCTTTCGATCAGACCCCTTGGCGCTTTGATCGCATCCCAGCCATCGCGCCAGCATTGGCAGCCGCCGGCCCGGTCTCCGCGTGAGCGGCTGCCATGTAAAATTGCCAATAATTCTGAAAGTGGCCGCACGGGATGCAGCGATCCCATTGCGTGTAAAGCCCGCGGCCCGGAAGCGGTCGCCACGCGACGCTGTGTCGAAAGCGCTGCATAGGCCGCGCGCATTTCGGACACGGTTTGCCGCCGTCAATTGGAATTGGTGCGGGGTCTTTGCTCGCGCTCATGACCCATCTCCTCGCCCATGGTTGGCGTCGACCGAGCGTTTTTCTTTGCGCAAAGCGCGTATCAGCGCTTCCACATCCTCGGGAAACACCGAGACAAAATAATCATCGTCGGGGTCGCCGGATTCATAGGTTTGTCGGATGATGATTGCGCCAAAATTATTGGTGTAAACAGCAAGACCGGGTCGTGGCGCGACAATGATGCCGCACTCCGGATCTTTCCAATCGAAATCGTCTGACATGCCCGGTGCCTCGGGTGCCGCAGGGTGGACGGGGAGGCACCCCCGCCCATCGCCTGGGTATTGACGCCGAGGATCAGTCGGCGCTCACGGTTTAGCCGCGGCGGGCTCGCCAGTCAAGACCACTCTACAACCAGTCGGGGCTATTCCCCAGGACCACGAGCCGCCGTCGCAGTTCCGGTCGTTCGTCACCAGCCCGGCAGACTGGCAAAAATCCAGAACCGCCTTGATTCGGTTGTCCCCGTCCGACCGCGCACGCCTGTTTTGATCCAGAACGATGGAAATCTTGAATGACCCAAGAGGTGCGGGGCGTTTCTTGCCACCACCATATTGCTGCCAATACATTCCGGCCGCTTCGGCCTTCCACGCCAAATAGGTTTGCGAACTAAACATCCGCCGCACCCCGATCCGCCAAATGCGATTCGTGGATGTTGGGAACGGTAGCAATAATTCAATCTGCTGCATGTTTCATTCTGTCATGATAAGCACGGCAGGCAGCTAAAAGGCCTTCGTAAAGTGCTCCCTCGGCGAGATCAAGATCGTGCTCCCATGGCATAAGTATTTCAATTCCGTGCTCTTCAAATGCCGAAGCTGCATCAACTAGGGCGTGTTTTTCGTTAGGTGTCATGGTGAAGGATACCTATCCAAACGCCTGGACTTTAACGACTTTCACCAGCCGATAGGTGCCCGGCCCGTGCTTGGCGCGCTCGCACACGATGCGGTATTCGGTATCCGCCAGCGCAGAGCGCGCGTGCGTGACGTGCCCCTTCACGGTTGAGTATGCCGGGTGTTTCCTGTGCGCCCCCGCATAGGCTATCTCGAACAGATCATCGCCGGATATGCCGTTCGGCCCCGCCCGCTTGATAATGTCGAAAATGCGGGCCGTCTGCGGGTACATGCGCACGCCCACCCGCATCTGTGGCATCGGCTGCCCGCAGCACGGACACGTATTTGACTTCGCCGCCTCTGTCATGTAAGCCATCGTTTCCTCCCGATTGAGAACGTTACGCCGTCACGGTCCGGAAGCTCCCCCTTCCGGGCCGTTTTTCCTATTGCACCATCGCCTGCGGCGGCTGATCGTTATCCCGCGCGTCGTCCTCGATCACCGCCCGGACGATGGACGCCGCGAGTTCCGACTCGTCGATCGGCCGGCCAGGCGCAAGGTTGACGATCCGCAACACCTGCATGAAATGTTGGGCGTGCCAGCCGCGCAGCTTGAACGTAATATATATTTCCACAGACGCCTCCATATATTTCAACTTGACTGAAATCTTATTTGGGCGTTCTAGTCAAATCACAACGGGAGATTCACACATGACGACATTGCTGTCCGAGCCAGGATTTTGGGTGATAGATGAAGCGGACTATCATTCTGATCCGGCGGTAGAGCCGTCCCTGTCCAATTCAATCGGCCAAGTGCTGCTCGAGCGCTGCCCGCGCGCCGCTTGGTGGCAGCACCCGCGACTCAATCCGAATTTTGTGTCAGCCGAGGATACCCGCATGGACCGCGGGACCGTCTCTCACGTCTTGCTGCTCGGCCGCGGCGCCAGCTTCAGCGTCATTGAGGCCGACGACTACCGCACCAAGGCCGCGCAGATGGAGCGCGACGCCTTGCGGGCCGCTGGCCGCGTGCCGATCCTGCACAAGCATTTAGAGGCCGCCAGCGCCATGGCCATCGAGGCGCGCAGGCAGCTTAAGGACATCGAAGGGGGGGCCCATGCCTTCAATCCGGAGTACGGCGACATTGAGCTTTGCGCGTTGTCCCGCGATCCGGTCGGCTGCTGGACCCGCACGCTGATCGATTTCTACGGCGCAAGAATCCCTGACGGCGTGGTTTGCTGGGACTACAAGACCACGGCCGGCACCGCCAACCCGACGCTGCTGGGCGGCAAGATGGACGACCACTTTGCATTTCAAGCGGCGTTTCAGGAGCGGATCATCGTCACCCTCAAGCCCGCGCTCGCCGGGCGCGTGCGGTGGAAATTCCTGGTGCAGGAGAACGAACCGCCATACCTCTGTTCCGTCGTCGAGCCGAACGGCGCCGCGCGCACGATCGCGCACAAGCAGGTCGCCGCGGCCGTCGCCATCTGGAAAGCCTGCGTGGCTCAAAACATATGGCCGGGCTATTCACGCTCGGCCGTCGCGATCGGCGGCGCCCCATGGAAGGAGTCCGCTTGGCTAACGCGCGAGCTCACCGACGAGCTTGTGGCGCTCGCGGCGAACGATCCGTTTCTGACGACGGCGTTAGGTGGAGCGGCGCCCGATCGCGCGCCCGACGTTAAAATCTACCAGCCGCGCAAGGGCCCGTACAAGGCGGCACGGCCCGACGACAAGCGCCGCAAGGAAAACAAGCTGCTGCCGCCCGGCACGACAATTCAGGATGCTGGGTAGATTCATATTTTTCACGCCTACCAAGTTCGCTCTATTCCAAGATTAGGTGGAGGACGTTATGAATGCTCCAAAAAGAGTTTTCCCGGTAGAGACAGAACCCGAGGGGCCATTCCCTTTATTGATTGGTCTTGAAGGTCCTGCAGGGGGAGGAAAGAGCTTAAGCGCGCTGCGCCTTGCTGCCGGGATACAGCGGGTGCGCAAGGGGCCAATCGTTGTTATAGACACGGAGGCGGGCAGGTCGCGCATGTATCATGCGCAAGTGCCGTTTTCTCTTGTGAAGTTTGATCCACCGTGCCGTCCTGGTGATTTTCTTGAGGCTGTAAAACAGCAACTTTTGCTGGAGCCGTCCGCAATAATAGTTGACTCTTTATCCGACGAGCACGAAGGCCCTGGGGGCGTTTTGGAGTGGCACGAGGAAGAAGTTGATCGGCGGCTGAAACCAGAAGAACGCAACGACTGGCGCCGACGTGATGCGCTCGCAATGGCGGGATGGATCAAGCCGAAGGCTGATCGCGTTCGCATGGTCAACGGGTTTCTTCGCATCACCACACCGTTGATCTTCACGTTCCGAGCCCGCGAGAAGACAAAACCAATCAAAGGGGCGGACGGAAAAACTGTGCCGACAAAGATAGGATACCAAGCGATTGCGCCAGCGGAGATCGTTCACGCGATGACTCTTATGTGCTTGTTGCCGCCGCAGGCAAATGGTGTCCCTGTTTGGCGCTCGGAATCTGCTGGTGAAGACTTCCTTTTGAAGTGGCCAAACTTCCTTCAGCACCTCACTGGAAGGGGGCAACTCAACGAAGACATTGGAGAGAATCTAGCAAATTGGGCGGCCGGGTCGAAAGATAGTCCTAGTGTCGTGTCAACGGCGAACACTAGTAGTCCCGAAACAGCGGCGGTGCCACAGCCGCCGCCGACGCCGCCCGATCGACCGGCCGGGGGGCTTGCCGTCGCTCACGCGGCGCCCCCGGCCGACATCGACGATAGCGAGCGGATAGACCGTATCGACGCGGCGCTCGGCCGGTGGGCCGAGCAGGGGTCGGAAGTTCTGAAAAGGGCATGGTCCGAAATTTCTCCCGCCGATCAGAAAATCCTCAAGGCCGCGCTGGACCGCCGCCACAAATTACGAGCCAAACAGGTAGATGACGAACTCCCGGCGCGGCCGGTCCCATAAGCCCAAAATGGGATCGAAAGCCACCCACGCGTTGCCGCACCGAGATCGCCTCCGGGCACTTCCCTATTGTGTGCCCGGAGGCGCCATATTGAGTTATCGGAGGAGTAGACGGTATGAAAAACTTTCTCGCCGGAGCAGTGACAGCCTTCATCATGAGTAGCGCCGTGATGGCATTCGCCCAAAACACAATGTTGCTTAGCCCAGGTGTGGACGCCTTCCCTATCAACTATATCAACGCTATCGCCAACGCGATAACGCCGTCGGGCAAGATTCGCGGTATTCAATTGGATGAAGAAGGGCGCGTGATATGCGCGCGATAAAGCGGCGTACCGGCCGCAACGCATCCAACAGGTGGGGACCAGATGGAACAGGACGACCGTAGATGAATATTCTCGAAAGTCTAACGAACAGACTGAAGCGCGCTGATGAGAGTTTTAATGAATGGCGCTTGGGGATCGACAGCAGTGAAATACACCTCCCATATGATCCATCTCGACCGGAAGTTAGGGGATATGGCCCGACGTTCTTTCGAGACTGGCGAATCATTAAGCCTCACATTTTAGTCGATCCTGAATCGACTTTCATCGACTACGGGGCTGGCCTTGGTCGCGTCGCAATTCTAGCCGCAAGGCTGCCGTTTGCTATGGTGATAGGTATAGAGTTTGATCCAGCCTTGATGCTAAGGGGAAGAGCAAATTCCAAAAGCGCAAAGTCGCGAGCGCAGATTATTTTAGAAGATGCCGCGACATTTAATCTACCGCCAAATACATCCACGCTTTATATTTGCAACTCATTTACTGGTTCTGTATTAGCTGGAGCCTTGGATAAGGTGCGGGATTCCTACGACAGAAAGCGCAGACCCATGAAAATTATATGCAACCTTCCACATGAAAGCGCATTCGAGCCAGAGATAAGACGCGTTAATTGGATTAATTTGACGCATGAACTCGCATTGTTCAACGGACGCAAGTGTTTGATATTCGCCCCGACATAAACTATTGTTGCGCCGGGTTGACAACGCCTTGGTTGGTGACGATTTCAACTGTTGTGGATGTAGTGGAGAAGTCACCAGGGATTGACGTATAGACAGGCTGCGTTTGGTTAGTAAGCAGCCAAGAGTTAGCGCCACCAGGTGGAGACGAAAGCACGTCAAGGGTTTGTGCTCCCGATGTCGAGGTCGGCCCCAGGAACCGCGGCGTCGTGCTAGCGATCTTCGCATTGACAGTCGGATTCCAAGCTCCTGGAACAGACGCACTACCAAGCGTTTGCGTAAAGTAGGACTGGGCAAATCCAAAATTCATTGGGTTGGTTGTCCCGGTATATGCCGGTCCTACGGTGATGTTGATCCCCACCATCTGTCCCCACACCGGCACCGTATAGGGCGTCGAGGGGTTGCCCGTGACAGTGGGCGAGCCACCGGCCGGCACTGACGCATAGCTTCCATTTGTACCGGCCACGATCAGCTTGCTGTAACTTCCGTATGGAGCGCCCGCAGGCATCTGGTTGAGATCGATGGCCGCAGCCGAGCCATAGTTCCCGCCGGCAAATACCTGAGGCACCGATTGAACCTTGACGGTAGCGACACCGCTATTGAGCGGCATGGTAGGAAAGGCGCCAGCCAAAGACGTTGTGACCGTTGTATTCGCTCCCGAGGCTCCCACGTCGAGCACCTGAGCCATCGGACCCTGCGAGGCGTTTGCGCCATCCCAATAGAGATTGGCCCCAGGAACGGCCCATTTGAGCGGCAGCGTGGCGCTGCCTCCGGTGCAGGTTGCGGCGAATGTCGAGCCATTCAGGATGACGTGAGTAGCATCGACAACAGTCAAAATCCAATCGCCCTGACATGACGCGGAACCACTCAATACGATGGTGTCTGTCGCCATTCCGGTAGACCATCCCGTAGTCGAACTTACAGTCAGGCAGATGTTTCCAGGAGCGGCACTACAAGGTGCTGCGGAGCTATTTTGCGCCGCGCTAAAAGTGAAGTTCGGCGGCACTGTGAGCACGCCGCCCGACCAAGTACCGCGCAGGTTGATCATGCTTTGCGATGCGCTACCCACAATAAGGATCGGGATGTTGTTCCCGATGATATAGTCTCGTCCGTACGACGCGCCGTATCCGTGCGATCCGAGATGTAATTCAGCGGGCGAGGAATTGGCTACAATGTTATTGATCCCACCAGCACCCAAGAACGAGGAGGCGGTTACCTCGCTCGCAATGAACTGTTTCGCGCTTGCGGATTGCCAATCAACGTTTGTTATCGCGGTGACATTTTGTAAGACGAACGTGTCAATAAGTTTGTCTACCTCTACGGTGCAGTTGGTGGCAGTTACGTTGATCCACGCAAGGAACCCATTGACGGATGGCCCCTGACACGATGTTGCGGCACTCGTGATAACCACGTTCTTCAGCGTTACACTTTTGCCATTTGTCACGCTCCCGCCGGCACCAGCACCTTGATCCAAGATCAGTCTATTCAATTCGATACTTACATTCCATGTCGGATCGAGAACATAAAGTGTTCCAGGACCGCCCTGATCGGGTTGGAAACCGTTACCCGTGGAATAATTTGGCCAAGTGGATTTGTAATCGTGAGTGATCGGTGTGGTGACTGTTACGCCCGTCGCGGTCACGGTCGCGACAGTCAGAAAATCCCAGAATGCAGGATTGGTCGGCTGACCCTCGCCTTGCAAATCTACCCCAGTCATCAGGACTGGTGCGCCCGGGGCAAATAGCGCTAGAGCCGCCGCACATCCCGCCCCAGGGCAGGCGGTGAAATTCAATGCAGTTGCCCCCTTGCTAACCGTTGTCACACGCGTTTGGCTGGTGTTATTTCCGAACTGACCGCCCCCGCCAGGAAAGAACCCGCCGCCCGTGCCGCCGTCGCTCAGCTTAGACGAAGTTCCGGCGCCGACTACCCTCACCCGAGCCTGTCCCGCATATCCGCTTGGGTTCATGACCCACTTGAATGGCGCAATACCCGTCGAACCCAAAAACCAGCATGTGCTATTCGGGATATTGAGCACAATCGATCCCGTAGCGCCGGGGTTAGCCGCATCCCAGGCCGACGCCAGAGTTTGAAAATTCGCAAATGCAGGACTGTCATTTGCCGGTGTGCCGGTGTTGCAGGTAGCGCTAGCGCCTGACGGCATTGCGGTGATGTCATAGACGGCCGGAGAGCCCATGGAGATGCCACCAGCGGCCACGGCTGTAATCGCGGTCGGCGGCGAGACGAAGCCTTGCAGCAGTGTCGTCAATGACGCCGCCTGTGTCGGCGTCAATTCCTTGGAGAAGATGATCAGGTCCGACATTGTAAAGCCCGCGCTGCTGTCGTCCATGACATAAGTAGATGGAAGTCCATAGTTAAATTTTGAATCCTTGGCGCCACTCACATAAAACTGGATGTTGGCAACTCCCCCAAGCTGACCTTTGAGTGTTGTTGAGAGCGAAAGTCCGGCGTTGTAGTGCAGTGCCGGAGACGGCGTTGATCCCTGCACACCGTCTATATAAACATTTAGGCTCCCGGGGCTGGTGTCCGCAGGGCACGTTACTGCCGGCGTTGCGCCACAGCCGAACGTCCCCCCGATGATGTGCGGAGTCGTTGCCGAGGTGGGAACAGCAATCGTTGCGGTTTGCGGCGTTAAGCTGTCATCGTACAACGTAAACGATGCCGTCCCGGGCGTTCCCGCCAAATGTTGAAGGTGCATTCCGCTGAATTCGCCTATCCCTAATAGAGTGATATCAGTGCCGGACGCTGTCTTTGCGTAGGAGGCAAAGACAGACACCTCAACCTTGCGCCGGATGTGGTTCATCCTGCCGTTGTGATTGCTGGCGTCCATCACGCCGCCGATTATGCCGAAGGCATTTGCGGCGTTATTCGTCCATGCTGGTGTATTGTTGTTCAAGCCGGTCGGATGATATGTGGTGTTCGATGCCCCATTGCACGGAAAGGCACCGGAGCAAAACCAAAGATCGTTGTAGGCCGGATGTCGCGTCGTACCGAGATCGTACACCTTTGTCACGATGCCACTGGTATCCTGTTTGACGCCAAAGCTGGCGCTTACCCAATTCTCAAGCATATTATGCAAGCCATTGGAAGTAATCCAAGCGTCTACGGTATCGAGTTTGTTCCGATCAATCGTCGCTGGATCGGCGCCATCGTCTAGCGCCCGGGCAATGTGTTGGTTGACGAACGCGGTGGAGGAACTGACGTAGGCCGACACCACCCGTGAGCCCTGCTCCACGCTGCTATTGTCCAGCGACACCAACTTGAAATACATGGTCGCAGGCGTTTGGAGATAGGGCGTATAAGTCGTCGTGAGCCCGGTAATGGAACCAATCAGGTTCGGCTGGGAACTCGGCGAGAACCCATAATAAAGGTGGTAGTTCTGGTTCGGTCGCGTATCGTTCCAAGTCAGCGTCACGACGCCCGCGGCTGCACTCGCCGTCAAGCCCATTGGGGCGGAGGCATAGCAAAGCGCCACGTCTATGCACTCGCTGTAGATATCGAGCAACTGCTGCTGAAGCGCACCACCGTTCAAATATGTGGCGCCCCAAGGAAGACCAAAGGCAGGCGACGACACAAAAAAGCCTCTGGTGGCGTAATAAGTCAATACCCCGCTCTCCAGATATGAATTGACTGCTTGAAGGTAGGTCGGACCGGGCCATACGCCAAAATAGGCATCCGACACTCTAACCGGCGCCGGCGAGGCGAGAATATTGAAGTTGCTGTCAACCGCAACGCGCGTCACAAACATGCCTCCGTTGGGCACATTGCACAGCGCGGGTGTAGACTTGTCTATGCAGGGGTTCACAGTGGCGATCGACGTGTCTATTGCCGCCCCGCCATTGGTGGCAGAAATTGTAAAGCTGTCAGGGTCAAGAACAGTCTTGACGAAATACGTTTGTCCGTCCACGAGCGGGATAGGCAATATGAGGAACACGATTGGGCTTCCCGTCGCATTCACGGTGACGTTGTTATTGATCTGGATGCTGTTGGCCCCTCCACACACTCCAACAGATGTGACGACTGTGTTTGGTGGAATGCCCACGATGATGGCCCCACCTGCCGTGTAAAACACGGGATTGGAGGACAACTTGTTGCCTGCCTCCACGCTGCTGCCGATTGCCGGGGCAAAGTTGGTGATGCAGCTCGATCCGCTAACGAGGTCTGCGGTATAAGGTCCACCACCCGGAAACGGCACCGCCGCAAGCGTGATCTGATTTCCGGCCACAAGTCCGTGTGCGGTCTTTGACACCACAGCCGGATTTGCCGCAGTAATAAGGATGTTTCTGGCATCTTCGGCCGTAGTCAGCCATTGCTGACCAGAGATGATTACCTGATCCCATTGACCGCCGGCATTAAATCGTCGCGTTCCTACATGGTAGAGCGTGTCGATGTAAGAAGCCGGTTCTGGCCGCACGAAGTTGAGGCCGTCCGTTGACGTAGACACGCCAGCAAGCGAACGCCATCCGTTTGCATCCAAGCCGCTGTCTCCGGGAGGTCCCGTGAGGCGGCTGAACGCCCGATAGTTGGTCGCTGCGTACGATATCCAATTGCCCGCCGATATGCGCGTAGGACGTTGAAAGCTGGTGAAGTCGTTCGATCCGGGATTCATCGTGGAAGGTCCAAATAACGTCCAATTGAGCAGATCATTGGTTCGGAGAGTGGTCGCGTAGTGCCCAACACCACCAAACGTATGCGCTGTGATTGTTCTAGACCCTGAAGCCGTCGCATTGTTGCTCAGCGTGATTTGACTTGCGCTGTCTACCGATAGAACGGTGGTGTTCGCCGGAATCCCGGTTGCAGCCGTTGCCGGATAGGTAGCCGAGATTTTGGATGTATCCGCGATTCCTGTCACGATCGGCGAGGTGTTTGTCGTGGTGCCCGTGAACACGATGCCGGGACCGGTGGCACCCTGATCCGCCCCCTCTCCCATCCAGTGAATGGTGTTGCCAGTATCTTCAGGATCGTAGTAAAGAAATCCAGTTTGATAAATCGTAGAATTGTTGGTGGTAAATGGATTGGTGACGCTGTTGTTGCTCAGGGGTATTGATGCATCGGAAAGCGGCATCACCTGCATGTTGATGGCGCGGGGCGGCATCTGAGGGTCTGTCCCGAACCCCCCCTTCAAGTCCATTCCGTCCGACCAGCTGCTTAAGATGCTATTAGGATGATCCGGCGTCATCGGCCAGTAGTATCGGCCATGCTGCGCTGCCGCAGCCTGCCCGACCGGACCGAACAGTGTGAGGTCATAAGGCCGAGCAGAATACCATCCATCCGAATTATAGAAATCCGCCGTGGTCACACCCTGGGAGGCAATCCCAGGGACATAATAAGAGGACGGCGATATTGAGTTGGGCACGCCGTAGATGTCGGCTACGCGTAGGTTAGGACCGCCTCCATTGCCGGTTCCGCCGCCACCGCTGCTAGCTGTGGTGCTCGCCTGGAAGATAGCCCACTGAGCCTCGCCAATCGGCGCTGCCATCATTAAGAGGATGAATGACAGAACAACCCGTATCATCGCCCTACTCCCAACAACTGCATCATCGGCGCGGGCGTAGGTGCGCCACCTGATGCGACGACATTCACATAAGCGAGAACGGTAGTCGGCGCCACGGTCGTCCCTATGGTAACGGTAGCGGCGCCGTTGTCGTAATTTGCGGCGGCATTCATATTCGTCCCATTTATGTTATCCAGGAAAATTGTTGTTCCCGTCATCGGGGTAATGCCAGCTCCTGTAGCAATCCCACCAGCCACAATGTTCCCCGTGGCGCTGGTCACGTTGACGGTGGTCACGGCGACCCCAGTTGTGAAGTTGGTGAAGGTCGCCGCAACGGTCGCGTTCAAGGCCCCACTAAACGTGCACATGTTAAGAAATAGTTTAGCCACATTCGCCGAACTGGTCACAGTGATCGCTTTGGTGGCGCCCGCGGTAATCCCCACGGCACCATAAAGGTAAACACCCTGGCCAACGGCCCCGCCAGATATGATTGATCCAATAAGCGTCAGAGCTTGGTTGGCGCCGGCCGCATCCCACACCACGCTGGTTATGGTTGGTGGCGTAGTGAGAGTCCCAATGTCGGGCATAAGCATGACCAGCATCCCAGGGAACCCGGTGGTTACCGTGTAAACATTTCCGGTGGATTGCGGCGATGTTGTTCCAGGGATGTGATCGTCATTAAGGTTAGGTTTGCAGTTTGCCGTATCAACTCCAACTGCCGCCAACGCCGGCGTCAGCCAGCCAAGAATCAGCAGAATTGTTGCTGTAAGGGATTTCAACATATCCGATACCTCAGAATTGCGCGTACCAAATATCAACATCGACACCACCCGTTCCGGTGCTGTTGATGCAAAGGCCGTTTCCAGCGGTGTTTTTCAGACCTGTCCAAAACGGAGGAGCGAAGATTTCACCAGTGTTTGCCGCTTCCGTTGCAACTCCTGTTATCTGGGTATTGGCCGATGAACAGTTGGCATTGGCAGATGCAGTATTCTCAAGGAACCATGTGGCTACACCGGCAGCACGGGCGCGCCATGCGCACACATAAACAGACTGCGATGCAACCCCCTGAACTGCTAATGTATCAGTTGCCGATGTGATGTGCTTAAATATATGACTATCACACCCAATCGGCGCAGCAACGTGTCCGCCTGTTGCACCAGAACCCAGGACACCAATATAAGTTGCTCCAGTCGGAGGAGCGGCGGCGACCGCCACATGGCCCCATGCCGGGACAGCAAGTCCCGCCGAGACATTTACTTTCAAAAACTTGCTGGCATCTACCTGCAAACGATCCCAAGTCGTTCCATTGAATCCTTCAAGGTAAGATATTGTCGGGCTGTTGCCACCCGTCGTGACCGTAACACCGTCGGCGTTATTGCCAATTGCCGCCGTTGCGTTCGTCACAAAGGCATTGACGCCGATGTAGTTGCCTGTCGTCGGCGCGACGCCATACGCGGTGGGAACACCAAGGCTGGTCTCGGCCCAGGTGTTCATGTCTTGGAACAGTCCGCGCGTGGCCGTCATTGCCACGGTGCAAGCTGAAGCAGTCGGACAAGTGGTGGCGCCGCCAGATGTAAACTCGCCACCTGTTAGGGTAAAGTTGGTGCTGCTAACCGTCCATCCTGCTCTATCGGCGATAGCTGTTCCGCCGCTGCCGGCGCCAGCCTTGATGTTCACCCATAAACCGCTCGTCTCGTCGCCGACCAGGCGTCCGATATTTGAGCCATTGAGCACGCCAACCGCCAGCGCATTTGCCGGATAGGTGGCCCCCACCACAGCGTCGAGCACGCCGCCTACGTTTCCGAGATTGCGGACAGTGCCGATGACTTTGGTTGTCTCGGCGCCGAGCGTAGCATTGGCGGTGACCAGCATCCGCCCGTTGGCGTCAATCTGGAAGGCACCTTCTTGGCCATTTGAAAACGTGGGCGGAGCTGAAAGGTAGCGCGTTCCGATGATGAACGAGGTCGTAGCTAGCGCAGAGCCCGCCACGATGTTCGTAGCCGACGAAATCAACCGATCAGTTCCGGGCTTGATGGCTGCGAGGTTGCCGCCGGCTTCGAGGGCCAGCAGCGATGTGTTGAGGTTGGTTCCGGCGTTGGCGGTCACTGTGCCGGTTGCCTGCACGGCGAAGGTGCCGGTTCCTACCACAGTTGCGTTGAGATTGCCGGCGGTCGCCTGCGCAGCCGTCACCGGAAGCGTTGTCCCACCAGTCGTTCCCTGAACAGACAATACGCTAGTCGTGTTTGGCGTGCCGGCGATTGTGGCGATTGTGGCTCCCGTCGTGGAACCCAATGCTACAACAGGCACCATGGGACCGCCCGACCCTGTCGTGTCAATAGACCTGACAGTGACGCAGCCAGCAGCGCAAGGCGTGATCAGCGTCGCATTGTCCGCAGCCAGCGCACTGGATGCGAACAACACCAAGGCGGTCGTCCCAAGGAGAATGCGGCGGGCTGACATCTGAATCACTCCTTTGGAGCGGTAGGTGGCGTAGGAGATGTGGAAGGGCCGTTCTGGGCGTTTATCTGCCCGATCAATTTTTGGAGCACCGGATTGATGTCTTTCCACGGCATCTCGCCGATTTTATTCAAAACGGTGTTGACCTCATCCGCAGTCATTGTGAGTGTATAGGTGCGAGTGGGCGGCGCAGGTGTCTGTGCAAATGCAATGGTCGGAACCAACATCAGGAAAGCGAATAAATATCTCATATCAGAGCACCACTATGTATTGGCTGTTGCAGGATTTGGTGAAATCGTATCCCGTTCCGACACATCCCACGGGAGGCGGGCCAGAAGATGACCC